GTTTGCCTCACGGATCGGGTAGTCGCGTACGTCGAGGAGGTGCCCAGGCCCATTCAGAGATGGCTTCGAAGGATGTGTACTAGTGAGGCGCGGCGCGTCCTGGCTTTCACCAGGTTCGCAAGGGGCCTTCCAAAAGCTAGTCCTCTCCTCATCTCTGAAGGGTTGCTCAACCATGCCCGTAATATTTCCGAACACCACGTGACGGATCCTATGTTCCAGGATTCGATCGAAGATTACGTGGTTGACATGTTCGGAGATAAGTTGAGAAAACGTACTTGGAAACATGCACCTGGCAGCAAGAACGCTGTCCGGGAGTGCCCGGGATCTAAGGGCGGGTACGACGAACATCTCCGTGATCTCATCACGCGTGATCTCCATGGGGACCTTTACCGGTCCGACATGGAGGGTCGTATCCTCGAAGCGGCTAGACGTAGCCCGCTCTTCCCAGGGAAGGACTCCCTCCTGAACAGGCTGCTCAATATTGTGCGTCGGGGCCCATTCAACGAGCTTGAGTACCCTGAAGTTCTGCAAGGTTACGGAACCTTGTTGTCGATGGAGAACTTCAGCAAGCTTGGTCAAACGGGGCTCGCCACCGACGTGGACTTCCCAGTTCACGTCGCGACGCCGATATCTGAGCAGGGCTGCAAGGTGCGTGTCATTACCGTCCCGCCCGCCAGTATCTTTACTGCAGGGACCCTGTGCCGCTACGCGGTCTTTCCTGTGCTTCGTAAGTTGGACAGGAGAGTTCGCGACTTTGCTCGTCGGCGTCTCGACGACGACAAGGTGCGGGGCTTCACAGGCACTCTGCGCGGTGATCAGCAGTATCTCTCTGCTGATTTGACGAAGGCGACTGACGGGTTCTCTCACGATGCTATAAGGGCCGTTCTCCGCGGCCTTTACCGCGCAGGCCTGTCCCCGGCTTACGTGGATTGCGCTTCTCGATCCCTTGGCGTCGAGGTGGGCAATAAGCATTATGTAGAGTACCCTAAGTCGTCTTTCACCGAAAGAGACTGGCAGGCGGTTCTCAATATTCCGAAAGCCCTGAGAGTGGGCGAGAAGCAAGATCGTGTCCGTGTCCCCATGGAGAGGGGATGCCTTATGGGCACTCCGTTGTCGTTCACGATCTTGTCCATTCTCAATGGCTGGGCTTGTAACGCTCTGGGTCCGCACACCGCCATCTGTGGGGATGATGTGTTGTCCGTTACAAGACCTAGGAATATTGGAGTCTACCGCCAAAGAGTTGAGGCGATAGGCTCGGGATTGCATGATAAGAAGTCCTTCTTCGGAAGGAAGGGTTGGACCTTTTGCGAAGTCTTCGGGCTTGGCGACCCGGCGAAATGGTACAACCCTTATCCTGTCAAGCAATTCCTGAGAGACGGTAGTGGGGTCATGGACAAGGGTAACTACTTTGCCCCGCAGTGGAAAGCACTGCGGCGTGTAGCCCGCGTCCTGTGTAAACCTGTAAGAGCCAAGGCTCGCAGGCTTCGGCGTCCCCCAGAGCTCCCGGTGGCTCTGGGAGGGCTTGGCCACCCTAGCAAAGGGGTGCGCGACATGCCAAAGTCTGTACGCTCGCAGCTTTACACACTCCTTTTCGAAGGAGCTGACCCTTCCAAGTACGCAAACAG